AATCAAAGACTTGCTTACAGTCAGTCTAATTATATTTGGCACCCTATTACTGCTAAATTTATTGATCTTGGGCGATATAAAAGAGGAATCGCTAGATTGTCTAATCCTTTATCTATAAGAAATCCATACATAACATATGCGGCAAGCGGTGATCCATTAACAACTGCTCAACAAGATATACAAAATGTGATTACCGCAGATTTTAATGCTGATGGAAATTACAACACATATAGTGATACATACAGCCCAACCATTACGTCTGCTGATGGGTCTGCGATGCCTGTTATAAATCCCCCTCCTGCAACTGATGTTTTTAGTCAGATTTTTCCTACTCCAACAGGTTACAATATAACGACTAGATATATTCCACTAATATGGGATATCATATTTCCTTTCTTTGGTTTTGTTGGCATCAATTCAGAGACACCTGCAGCCAACAGCACAGGATCAAACCCAAATTTTAAAAATATCAGGGTGCCATATATTGATACATGGACTGGCAATCTGGTAATCATAGTTGCAGGTAGCGAATTACCGTTAAATATGCAGGTAAGTCTAGGTGGTTATTTTTTAATTACAGAAACCGAAATTCGGGCAGCTACAGCAGGATGGGAAAGCTATCTGACATATTGTATGACAAAAACTTATAAACCAGAATTATATAGTGCATTATTAAGAGCATATAAATATAAACTTACTCCTGATGTAGAAGTGGAAGAAGGAGAGGAATTAATTGCAGATAAAAACGCAGATGGTAACGATAGCTTGCTTGGCACTACTAATGTTGCCAATAATCTTGGATATTTAGTAGGAGGAACAGGAACTTCTACTCCGGATCTTACTATTAATATTAACTGGATACTAAATCCAGATATGTTAAGAGATTTTATCAAAATTAGTGAGTTTGTAGCTTCATTTGGTCAGTACTATGGAAAATCTTATATGGTACGAGTGCCTAAAATTGATTCTTACAGAGATATGAGTACAGAAAATACATTTACTATTGATACACAATATACCGGAGCAGATATTGTGGGGTATAGGGGAACGGGTAAGATCTATTTTAAATACGAACCAGCTCCTGATGGCGGTTGGGAAGAATATGGAAATAAAATCGGAGCTGTTACTGTGGGATCTGCTGATTGGTATAGTTTAATCAATGAAGACGGTAAAATACCACCTATTTTAGCTTACAATGCTAGAACATCAGTAGATCATGTTCAGAAAGAACTTTGCAATAAAGCTGTATCTGGTACGAGTATAATTATTAACTTGAATAATCTTCATATGATGCTTAATGCTGCATATTACAGTAATAATAAACCAACAGGAGTTAGTGGTAGTTGGTCATTCACGTCATCAGGATCAGAAGAATCAGAAGAATCAGAAGAATCAGAAAATACACCAGCAGAATAATTTTATGATAATCAACAAATAGTTAAAATATAATACAGGTTGTAAGTTATGCCATCATTATCAAGTCTTAATTGTAGTAATAGTACTTTTTTAGTAAACCAAATAAATACAGCTGCATTAGATCCTAAGGAATTTGTTTTTATTGCTGGGGCTGGTTCTGATAAAGATCCATGGGGAGAAGTGGATAATGGTACAGCAGGATCTATATATGTTAAAGCTTCTCTTGATAAAATGTTCATTTTATAGACAAAGATTTAACACAACCATGTTTTCTTATTAATTCGCCATCGACAGTAGAGCTTAATCAGTATTCTTATGCTTACGAAACCGATCCGTCTAGAAGTGTTATTGCAAATGTTGCCGCAGAAGATATGGCTATTACTATAGGAAATCAATATGGCGATGTTAGTAATATCAATCTTTATTTTGCTGAGTTTAAGAATAATCCAAATGTTTTAAAATATGCGGCATATGTTAGTCCTATTTACGCTAACACTCTTGACGACCCAGATGCGACTCACGGAGTTAAATCTGATTTATTTACTCCTATAGCTCCTAAAGCTGCCCATCCTTATTTTGCCGCAGTACCTTTTAAGAACAATCAAGCTGTTTATGGGCCATGGTGTAGTTATCCAAGAGCTGATGGACAGAGAACAGATGTTGCCGGCTCTGTTGTTAAGGTTATGGATGATTTTGTACCATGGAATTATGGCGGCATGGCCGCACTTGATAGTGTTGCCAGAAGCGAGATCAGTTCTCTGATTCAGTACGAGAGATCTTTGGAGATGGGTAGTGTATCTGTTGTGGGGCTGCCTACTTATGATTTGGGTGGTATTTTTGCTAGTGGTGTACCGCAATATCAGAGTTCAGAAGAAACAATAACATTGAACGGCTTGAGCTACAGATGTTTAGGCATAGAACCAAGTGGAACTGGCACTGTTACAGGACCTGTAATCACTAATCTTTCTGTTAACATTAATAGTTCTAATGTTGGTACAACTTATAGTTTTAGAACCTACACAAAAAAAGTTGGTTTTTTCAATAAAGAAAATCAAGACACTATTAGGCGTAATGCTCAACAATTCTTACAACTTCAGAGAGATACAGCGTTAGCAGGATCTACTACTAATAGCAAATCTTTACAGAATCAGCAGTCTTATGAAACTAGCCTTATGAGCAAACAGCAAAGATCTGTAAAGGGTGCAGAAGCTAATTTATATAAAAGTAAATTTTTTGCTAGTAGCCCTGGTTGGGTTTTGGCTGGGTTTGCTACACCTTTTTTGGATAAAAATGAAGCTGAAGAAGGTAATGACGGTAAAGGTGTGGAGCCTGTTGAAACTTACCAAGATGCGCTGAAGTCCTATAAAATGAAAACTTTTGTGGGTTTATATCCAGGAAATGAAGTTCCAGCAAATGTGGCAGGCAGATATCCCGCCATATCGGTCATGAGTTTGGATGGTATGTTTTCTCCTGTATCTTTTTATCCAGGCGCTAATAGTGCTACTTATGGTATGTATCCATATCCTAGAAAATTGTGCTCCTTTTGCAGTGGCACTGGTTCTTTGGGTTTAAGCTCTATTAAAAATTCCGTCAGCGGAGTTGCTGAGAGTGTTGATATGCCGTGTCCATACTGTTATGACAAATTTCCAATGTCTAGTAAAACTTCGGCCACAAATAACATTACACCAGGATCTAACTCTGAATTGCTACCTCCTTACGTTATATCTAACAATAATGACATTGATAATCTTAGAGGTCTTTTATCTGGATCCGCTAGTGCTGAATCATCATCAAATGTGAACAACACCAAATCTGGATTAAAGATACCTATAAATCTAGAAAATTTGAACCCTATAGTTGTGCCGCAAGGTATATTTAGAAACACCAATACTGGTAGTGACGATAGAGAAAAAACTAGACATTGTATAGAAATTGTTGCTAATAGTAAAAATTTTCACGGAAGCAAAATGGGTATTACCAGCTCTTTATCTGTGAAAGACAAAAAAAATCCTAATTTTACTGATTATTCTGATAAAATAAATGCACAGCTCAACAATCAAAGGTTTATAGGTTTGAGAGGACCTCTAGTTTTACATGGTTGGGGATATGATATCGATGGCTACCCTGTGCCAAATGAAAGCGACGAGCCTAGATACGACAATAAAGGAAGACCTTTGAGGTTTAAAGCAAAAGCAGAAGAAGACGGCGGCATTAAGCCGTATGATAAATTAAGTGCTGGCGACGCATTTGTTGCCACGACAGTAGCTATGAACGACGTATTTACGGTTGGCTATAGCGTAAAAACACCCAATGATAGTGAGCAAGAAACTACTTATGGAGGTACCGATGTTAAAAAAATAAAAGTCACAAATGATTTAACAACAGAGGTTCCGGGAACTAGTACCACAGGATATAAAAATGGAGGAGATATTATCACTAAACAATATACTTGGAATGGCAGTAAATATATTAAGGGTGATAGGTCCACAAAATTTAGGATCAATCATTCAGAGCAGCCCAATCATTGGCCTGTTGGTCCAGTAGATTTACGTTGGGATTATAACAGAAGAGTCTGGACAATACCTGCTAATAATCCTATTATATATAAATGGGTATATGTAACACTAGAAGAAGATTTAGTTAGGAGTACTAATGACACAACTTATGCTGCTAGAGCTTATATAGACGATATAGAGTATGTTGCTGAAACTTTAGAGTCTGGTTATAGACGTTTAGTATATGTTAAAGACAGAGGAGGATATACAGCCCCTAGAGGTACAAAATTATTTTGTAAATATATGCAGGATACTGGTTTCTATGAACCTATTAATAAACCTGTAGTAATTGTTACTGGCGTTATTAATAGTTCTAGTCAAGCTACTTTGGATCATTCGTTTCCTAATGGTAATAATAGTACAAGCCCAACAATGGTTGTGTCCTATAATAATCCTTTAGGGTTTGATGTTTCCACTGCCAACGAGAATGGGATTTTTACTTTTATTAATGGATCATGGACCTTAACATCAAAACTACAAACTCAACCTAATGCAACTTCGTAGGATTTAATAATGCCCGGAAAATGTCATATATTTGACGGATATTTAGACAATGATATTATATCAGTATCAGATGTTGTGCATAATACAGACAAACTGATAGAATTAAAAAATGCGCAAGGATACACCACTATAGATAATGATATATGGTATCCTGTATTTATAGATACGGAGACGAACGCTGTTGGCAATAGTGTAATGTCATCTCATGGTCTTATTCAAAGCACCAGGCTCGGCATAGAGTTTTTTACTTCTTTTGGTGCAGGTTTCGATCATTGGGAAACAGATGGAAGCATGAGTATAGATTGGATTCTCAATAATCATAATATCCCATATCCTGTTTATTATGGCTTAATGTTTTGGTTTAAAAAATATGATATTAGCAATATTTATGAAGATGATACCTTTTTATTGGAAGGAGATACTAATATATGGATACCAGATGGAGACGTTTTTGGCTATGAGCAAGATGTTCAAGCCAGAACTTTGTATAGAGACGCTGGAGTACCAACAAAACCATATATAGGTATGGGTGTCCACAAGTATTATAGAGATATTCATAATGCTCTTACAATCAAAGAACCTAAGACCACTAGTAAGTCTGTTAAAAAATCCCGTATATACAAAAATATAGCCGCGTATTTAGCAACCAGTCCGTTTGCTTCTGCTTTTCCATCGCATGCAATACTAGACGGCAACATACAGGAGTATATTAATACTGCTATTAATTCTGATGGTACAATGTCTGATATTAGAACATGTTTATTATCTATATCTACTTATTTCAAGACGATAGGATTAGATGAAAATGAAATACAAAGACAATCTATAGGAGAAGATAAATACTTAGCTCCGATAAGGCAAACACTAACGAATAATTATATTGCTTCATTAGACGATTTGTATAAAAAATGTCTTAATAAATATGGGGCTAATTTAATCTTGGGTAATGGTAAATATCTCAAATATAAGAAGACCCTTCCAAATAACGCTAATTTCGAATGCGTAGAATTTAGAGAAAATTTAGCACCCGGTGGTCTGTCTAATAGTAAAATTTTTATTAATCAAGAAATTAATACCGGCTTTATGCGGGTGAAGAGCGATATTAGAGAAGATAATACCTCGTTGCAATTTTTTGGAGGTGCAGAACAAGTAGATATACCACTGGCCGAAATAGCCAAACCTGGTTTATCCAGCCTTTCTTTCGTAATTACTATGGGTTCTAATTACGACCAGACTATACAGCCTAATCTGGATATTAATATATCTAGTAGAAATAGATTTTTCGTTGCTAGCAATACAGAAGGGTTTGCTATTGGGGCAGATGGTAAGCCGACCTCAGACATTACTCTGGAGCTTTCTGCGTTCTTAAATGAGCCTTTAGATTTTACGAATAGATCTCCTATTAACTATAATATCTCTCAAATGATAAATTTTAATTGGGAGATTATATCCGGTGATGCCACTTTTGCTGGTCGTTTTGTGGAAGGTCAGGGGTTTCCGAACGCGGGTGCTAAAATTACTGTGCCTGATCCGACTATAAAAATCGATCGTCTTGGTCCAATAGTAGTCAAAATGACTGCAATTACACCGTTTGGCACTGTTAATAAAATCAAGACCATCAATGTTGTTGCAGCAGGACAAGATGCTAACGAAAGAACAGTAATCAACAAAGTAGTACCACCGTCTCCACCATTTAGCCATGATCTATCTGGACAAGGTGAAGAGCTTTTTAGAGAGATTAACGAGATTGCAGACGATGATTTTGAACTACAGCCATCTACTGTAAACTCTAGAGGTAATACAGTATGTATATGTTCAATGAACAGGTACGCTTTTAGTAATGATGGTATTTTTTGGCCCATCAGCACTAATATGTATGTTGCTCCTACGACTACAGCTAGTAGAGTAGAGGTAGCAAAACTAGAAAGATATTTTAAATTTCATCTTAGCTCAACCAATAAAACTCGGGATGCTCTATATAAAACAACATTTACTACTACACATGGCGCTTTTGTCAAAATATCCAGAATGACACTTAATTGTACGCGTTCAAGTGATGCAGAGTTTTCTGACTGTTTAAGTGTTTGTCAGATACGATTAAAAAAAAGCAGTCCAGGTAGATTTTTTTATACGGACAACAATAGAGACGGATTGTCTTTATTAGCTATAGATGGTTCTTTTTATAATGCGACAGTTGGAGATATACATGATTTTGATTCTGGAGTATCTTCAACATTAAATGCTCCAGCAATGCAAGCCTACGGCGGTTATAATCAGTCTTTTAGAGATTTAATACAGATGTCCGGTTTGCCAGATCATCCAATAAACGGCCCTGTCAATGATGATACGGTAACTCAATTTGAACTATTAAACCCTATCGACAACACACAGCAAGCAAATGAAGGAGAACAATATAAAATATGTTATCCCAAAATTGTAGACCATGGAGAGTCTATAGAATTTTCCAAAGGAACATTTGATCCGACACTAGGTTGGATACCATACGATAGTCCACTTTATCCAGATGTTGCTAATAGTACCTCCGTTTTAAAATTTAGGCCAGGATGCAGAGATACAATTTCTTTTATAGGTCCAGGATTATCGGATTTCGCATGCTCATACTCACAAGATCGATTGACCACCCTACCTAAAGTTTATAAAGCGATCATAGAATTAAAGATAGATAAAGATATAGCTCCGGAGCCTTATAGAGGCTGTAATAACACTAGCGAATATGACAAATTTATTCATGAAAGGGAGGAAAATATAGGTAGACGAGCTGCGGATCAAGTAGATTCTAGAAATTCTCATGGGTATAGAATACTTAATAAAGGCAGACCCAAAAGATATGATACTAGATCAGGATCCGCCGATAATGATTATATACAGTGTGATGAATTTGGTTTTGATATATCCAACGGAGTAACTAACAATAACAACGAGATCTCTAAAGCTTTCACTTATTCTTTAATGAAATTGGGTATAGAGGATAGAAGGCTTACCGCATTACCCGACATCACATCAATCACAACTCAAGAAGAATATGAGGCTTATAAAGAGGGTGGAGGAGTACCAGATACTGAATTGTATGATAATAGATATATCGATGCTACCATTAATGATATAGAGGTCAAACTTAATCTATTCAATATATTAAATACTAAAGACTATGCTTTTAAATTTGGTGTGGCATATGATGCGGAGACTGCCAAATCCTTTGCTCCGCAACCTGGTGGAGATGGTAAACCAAAAGCTCCAGTTAGCAAAAGAGTCAATAAATTTATAGACAGTACCCAAACTGCTGTTCAGGCATATGATAATTACAATCAGGGTTTTAGCGGGCCAGATATGGCTGCAAGATTCGCAGGAGAGATAGAGCCTAGTGGTTTTTCTACATACTGTAGAGATTTGGTACATACTAATAGTAAGTTTACTACTGGTGATAAATTCTTATATTTAATGAATCAAGAATATTTTGGTAATAATCATTTAAATAGCACTTTGATTTTTTCAGATCATGCCAACAAGAATAATGTACTATATAACCATAATAGATATAATCCTTCTGGCGTTAATATGAATCAATCTATAGTAAAATTTTCTGAAGATCAAAAAATATTACCGACGGTTGCTGCTACAGGATATTCTGAAAGTGATCATATTTTTTACAGAAATTTAATTGTAAACAATAATATCGGTATTGGTAATAATACCTTTAGCAAATTTCACGGTCTTGGATTTTTTCAAAGGTATGTAGAGAAAGACTGCGTAACAGAATACACAGATAGTATTACGTTTACCTTAGAGGTAGAAGTAACAGATGAGCCAGATATTATGGGTGCTTACGAAAATACTAGAGATGGACCAGCACTGGCCGGATATTATAGTAGTTATAATCAACCAAGATCCACATCTCCGTTTAATTCATTATGTAATTGGGAACTTATTTTACATAACAAACCTGTGCCGAAAATGTCACCACACACAACTTCAAGTGTGCAATCTATGAATAATTCAGATGCTCTTGGTTTAATAGAATATGGATCCAAACCAAAATATGACGGCTATAATTTTATAGCTGATTTATCTGGCGCAAAGCATCTTTTACCGAGAGTTAATATGGATGCACCAAATACGTTTTTATCTGATTTAAGCTTATGTACACCAGGGGATGTTGATAATGTGCGCAGACAAAGAATGCCACCCCTGCCAGACTTTCCGTATGATGCAATCATTAGGGCCATGATAACTTATGTGGGGGTGGGAGCTTTGGGCAGTCTGGTTGGAACATTATCTTTTCTTGGATTTACAGGTATTGATACAAGTGCTCTCGTTAGCTATTTATCTTCGTTAGCTCAACAAGCTACTCTAGAAGCTAGAGATAGAAGTATATATTCTGTAGATTTTACCGAATATTACATGGGTTCTCCTGAAAAAATTCTTTTGAATGTTAGTAAAGATGGTGGTATATGGTATAAATTAGAGGCTAGTATTTTTAAACTGGCTAATACGCCAGCATTGCCAGATGCTGAATATCAATATGTGCTTATGAAGCCCGGCGTTTTTCCACTGTTTACAGACATGGTGTTTGATTCTGTGTCGTCGTTAAAAGATATGATAGATGAAAGTTTTATTAAGAATGTCATACTCAGATCGCAATCCGGTTCATCCGGTTCATACGATATTAATAGTTCTACATTGGATATAATACCCGGTACTGGTATTTACGGAACAGAAGATGTAGAATTAAAAGAACAAGATATTGTTAACATTCAGGTTGTTAATCATCCAAATTATGATGGGTTATATTTAGTAAACCAGAATTCCTGGCAGCTGTTAGAACCTAAAAATGTAAATATGATCGCCAACTATAGTGGTCTTGTGGATCCTATGAAGATGTACAATTGCAATCTTTATATTTCTATCAATTCTGTATTTGCTATAGGTAGATCTTTCTTTTCTGGCTTTCATGCGAATGCTTCTGGCGGCAAAATGATAATACTGGATAATGCTTATAGTTTTGACATATTTCAAGTTGGTGATACGATTATAGCACACAATGGTAATAATGCTAGTAGTGGCAGTAGTGGTACAATCGAATCATCGTGTCCTGATAGCGGTAGTAGTGGTAGTAATTGTCAAATAGTTACGATTGCAGACAAAGCGAGAATTATTAAAGATGGTATTGTTAAAACTGTATTATTATTAAGTGGTGATATTAACAGATATAGTTATGTATCGCCTTATTTTGGAAAAGTAGATTCTGCAGGATCTCATAAAGCTATTATATTCAAAGCTGGCACAACGATTTCATCGTCAGAAAATACAGAGGTTCCATTTAATAGGTGGACTCTTAATAAAACTGGATTTTCTAACAACCATGTTCCTGACATCACAGAACCATATAGAAGTATTGGTTCGGTTGGGGATGGGTCGTTGAGTATAGATAAGGGTATATTCACCAACGCCTTGCAATACAATAGGATACAAAATTTAGATGAATTACTAAATAATACTGAAAGCATGCGAGTCAAATATAATACTTTACATCTCTACAATGACGATACCAGTAGTGGCAGTGTTCCATTTTCCTATGATTCTACGGGTTATATTACGGGATTTAAAGTTTCTCATGATGATTTTAGATACAACTTTATTAACAATATTCGATTTAATGAGGGCATTGCTGACGAAGATAAAGAAAATTTCCTACGTCAAATAAATAGCATAGACACTAATCGTAGTAATTATTCTATGATGATTGTTTGCTTTCAACCTGGATCCCCGATGCTCCAGGATTATCATCAAGCCGGTAAGGCTAAAATAGATCAAGACTTTGAATATAAACAAGTAAAAAGCATAACTGATGAAAATAAGACTATTATTGAAGATAGGATTACGTTTTTAGAAGATAGTGTTATACCGGGCTTAGAATCTGACTATATAAATAGTTCTGATGATGATATTGAATGTTATTTTGCAAATCCTCAAGTATTATGTCCTAAAAAAAATACAGAAAGCGCTTTACAGTCAGCATACCATGAGAGAGCCCAGTTGATAGCAACATTAGATTCGGTTACTGCGAATGTTTTTGGTGCTGTAGAAATATCTCCAGAAATTAATGATAATGGCTCGATAACATTAGTAGAAAATTATATTGGTAATGATTATTACTGGATTAATATAGACACTGAACAGTTTTGTAGCGTAGCTGATGATATGACTCCAAAAGTCTTAGTCAAAACCGAAGTTTCCTGCATCCCGACACTTTATGCTGGACTAGTTGTTCAAATACCTCAAGCTTTTGATAATAATATATGCCCAGCATTTGCTCAGGGATCTGCCAGCAGAGAAACAGACGATGCAGAGTCCTATGAAGGCGAAACATTAAAGTTTACCTATGAATTTGACGAAGATCATATAAACACTATAAAAAATGACATAATGCAGCAATTTCCTTCTATAAAAGGATGGAAAAAGGGTGATAGAACACGGGTGATATATGGATATGGTCCTAGCTTGAATTCAAATACAAATTATGTATCTCATGTCATAGAAGTGCGAGAAATATATGACATGGCTATACCATTGGAAGAAACCATTAGCGAAAATTGGCATCTTGAACCAGGTTTATATAACGATTTTACTATAGACATAAATCCTGATGCGATTTCGTTACCTGAGCAAGATATGGGAGAAGGATCTTTTGAGGGAGGATCACCTCCAGAACCTATCGTCAATACTAAACCTCTTGGATATTTATCATCTATTGGTGATAGAAGAGAGAAGCCAGGTAAAGTGATTAATATTTTTAATCTAGATGAGACAAATAAATTAAAGGTAAATTTTAGAAAAATACCCAGATCAATTAGAGGTAAAGATTTTTATGGCAAAATTCAGAGATATGATTCGCTTGGTAATAAATATTCTAGTCCTTTGACAGCAGGTAGTCCTCTCATACCCATAGACATAGCAGATAACGGAGAGGATGTATTATTAAATGATATGTATGCATGGTATTGTTTTCGTAAAGATAGTAATGGTCAATTAATACAAGAATCAACACCTGATTACTTTAAACTTTTAAACGAAATAGAATTCAGAGCTTTCTATGGCAGTAAAGACGGTATGGAAGTATCAAAATTCCAAGATACTACAGAAGCTCTAAACCAAGAGGAAATGCTACCGTTTGAGTTCGGAGGAAACCCAGAAGGAACCAATCTATGACAATGTATATACCAAAAATCAATAATAAAACATTATGTAATTTTACCCGAATGTCCGACAATAAATGGCAATGCTCTAAATGTCAACAGGTTATAGGAATATCTGATGGCGGACATCCACCGCCGATACCTTGTAAAAGTACTATTAAGGATTTTATCAATAACGATAATCATGATTCAAAATTAAAACATTTAATTCAGACCAGATATCAAATATGTCAAAGTTGTGCATTTTTCAAAAATAACATCTGCAATAAGTGTGGATGCTTAATAAGTACTAATACAATATATACCAATAAACTAGCAGATGTTAATGACAAGTGTCCAGAAGGTAAGTGGTAGATATTATTTATCTTGCCATTTATACCACCCATTATTTGGCATGTAGTTGTTGCTCTCATCTTTTCTTTTAGGGAATAGCGTACCTCCCTTTTTATGCTGACCAAAAGATAGTGTAGCACCACAACTACCACATTTTAATTCAAAATAATCATTATCTTCTATTGTTCTGACAGAAAGTTTAATATCATCTTTCTTGCACATTCCGCATTTATTTTCCCCAAAAATTTCTTGAATCTGCGCTATTTCTTTGAATAACTCTTTCTGTCCGCCACCCTCAACCTCAAATTGCATCTTGTCGTTAGCTCTGTATAAAACTTTCATCTTAAATCCACTCCTTGTCATAACCCATGATTTTTTCTGGAATATCTTCCATACTTCTTTGATAACCCGATAGTGTTCTGATCACATCAACGGCATCTTTATGATCCATTTGATGAGCATCGTCGATAGTTTTATCAATCGATTCCAACAAACTTCGCACGTTTATATTAAGACGCTCTGCTAAAACATTAATGAAATTAATCTGATTTAAACTTATCTTGTTAGCATTTGCACCATCTGGACTATCTTCTAAATTTTCCACAACTTCTTCTGCTGCTAATACTTTTCGCAATCTTAATGCTCGTCTAAGAGCCCGCCCTTCTGCCCTGGTTTCAGCAACAGCTACCGGGTGATTACGATAAATTTTATCACAATTTCCCCAGTATACGTCTGCAGCACCATTGACGGTTATGGTATTAAATGGGCTGTCCTCACCCTTACTTTTTAAAATATATGTTAGAGAATGCACCACAGTGGCTCTCTTTTCATTATTTGGCTCGGGCGACTGTACAACAGTAGAGATAGATTCTGTCAAAATACAGTCTAGAGCGATTTCAAAGATTCGTCTCAATCCGTCTGTCGTTGGATTGTCCGATATTTTTTCGTCCTCAGATAATAATCCAAGTACATATTCTGTCCACTCTACGTCTGTAATGTTTGGTTTTTTACTTTTAGCCATTTTTAATCCTCTATTAGAATTTTATTTTCCTTGTTGCTTTTGATCCCGTCCAATGTTTTTAACAGCCTGTCATAAGTTATTCTAGCTCGCGTGCTACAGAAATCCTTGGTCTGCTTAATTCTAATTATTTTCCAACCCTTACCAATAATTAGACCTTCTTTTTTTCTGTCATATTTTTTATTTTTTTGCAGGGTTTCCTCTCCCCATACTGGTAGAAAATGTGACGGTCCATCCACCTCTATAACCACATCCATAGTAGGCAGAAAAAGGTCAAGTTGCAATTTGGTATTTGATAGGACTTGCTCCTTATGAAAATCTACTCTGTATCCATCTTTTATCAGATGCTCTAAAATAAATTTTTCCAACTTAGACCCTAAAACACTTGCTGTTCTAACAGCCATATTAGCCTTTTTAAGCATCTCCTGTTTTTTATTTTCTGGTATGCTTTCCCAGCGTTTTTTCTGTTGGTTTTTTCTTTCTTTTAGCTGCTTATCGCTTAAGGATGACCAAGAATCCATCATGCTTTTACCTATTTTTTGTTTAGTGCTTTCGTTTCTTTCTGTGCCTTTTGTCGGATGTTTGTGAGTTCCGGTAGATAGTGCGTTCTTTTGTGCTTCTGATTTAGTTCTGATAGGTATATTAAATTTTTTTGCATCTCTTCTGATTTTATTAGCATATGTATTTAGTTCATTTGCTATTTGCCCGAAACTTTTCTTCTCTTCTTTATACATTTTTCTAATATACTCAGCTTTTAAATTTTCTGGCATATCATTGTACGAATTTTTGAATTTGCTCATAATTAAATGTCTCCATAATTCCAGTAGTATTTTGCCAGCACAACGCATAAATATCCGAAAGTTCTTGACTATTCGCCACTATATTCAAATCAGGGTTAGATAGCAAACTTTCCCATCTTCTATAATCGGTGTAATTGGAAACCCAAGGTGTGTTATTGGTATAAAAATATGCGTTGCAAACATTGAAGGCGTTAGAGAATTGTAAACCTTCTATGTTAAAAAACCATAGATCTCCATCAAAATATTTAGCATAGTCCATGTGTAACACGGGTATAGAATTGTTAATAGGAACGTCAACTGAACTGCCAAAAACCACATAGTGATTGCAATGATCTTTTGTGATGATATCTTCAATACCACGCATTATATTCTGTATATGTGGATCATTGTCTATATGTAGTATTAAAAAACCTATATTTTTCATTTGTTCACCATGTTTAATATAAATTGTTCAAAATCGTGTATATTGTCTAGCATCTTGTCTCGATCCTTTGAGCTTAGTTTTTCTGTAATAATATTGCCATTGTTAATGTCTTCTATGAACATTGATGTGCATTTTAAATATACAGATTCATAATAGTATTCGAAGTCTTTTTCGCATATAACATAATCAGATTCTGCTATTAGTGCCAATTTATTAGCATGGTTTACATAACCAAGATTTTGAGGATGTTTAAATTCTGGATCGTTAAATAGTTTAATATTTACTTTACCTTTATTTGGATACAACATGTTTAATATACTGTTGTAATAATCACCATTAATGTGATCAAGAAAACACACTGCTTGTTTTGGTTTTTTATCTTGTTTTATTGATTTGAGATATGACTCATTTATTATATTAGAAGGTATGGTTAAGCATCCATTTCCATTTACATAATCTTGATAACATATATAATTTATGCCCGGTATTTTATTCATGCTATTATTTACATAATCTATTCTAGGACAAAAACAAAATATCTTGCATTCGTGACCATATTCTGCTGCAAATTGTTGTATTTCTATATTTATTTCTAGCAGATTAATAAATAATATTTTAGGCTTTAATGCAGAATATATTCTATATAGATTACCGCGTATATTATGTCTGTAAATTGTGTAATCATCCAGAATCAGATCGGATATATCGTTAAATAATTTACTGGTTACAACTGAAGATAGTAGCATATTCATGAATATCTTTTTGCCTTTGCTAATTCTTTGGTATTATTGATTTTGATAAACTTGGTAGAACTGATAATATGATAATCAAATTCTACGTTGTATTCTAGGAGCATATTGATAATTTCAAAAATGAATTTGTTCTTAATATCTGAATCGGCTATAATTTGTTTTAGCTTACTTAGGGCTTTTCCGGTAAGATAGACGCATTCCGCCCAGCAGTGTTCCAAATCAAAAAACATATATTTGATTTTATCATTTTGTATTGAGCATCCCGTATTAAAATTCTCGTTATATTTATTTAAAAGGAATATGGTTGACTTTTTATTGATATGTTGATATAATATGGTATTAGGTTTAAATAATATACCAGCAGGCACAATCAATAACCTCTCTGTATCGGGATAGTGCTTAAGGTATTCTGAGATAATATATCCTTCATTATATCTAGCATAATCTTTACAATATAATGTATTGTTAATTTGTTTTTTATTTTTTTGTATTCTCAATAAGTATTTCTTTATTTTTTCACTATCAAATCCTATAGACGTGACTATATTTGCGCTTTTTTGTAGACTAATAAAATTTTCTATGTGATAATCTATTATTTTTTTCTTATGATTCACATCTAATAGTATTTTGGGTCCAAAAGATTTTATTCCTTTGGTTGGTTCTTGAGCCATTAGTAGTATACTAATAGGCATATTCTGCATACTCCGTATCTGGATATTCTATTTTTACATTGCCTAGTATTTGCTCAAAATTTGTTTCTTCTCTGTAATGTGAAGAAAAAAACCAAAAGTTTGATGTGGTAAAAAGCCCAAATAAACCGTTAGAACTATCAACAATTTGATCAACATGTTTTGAGACTGATAGTATGGATGCGTCTATCTGTTTGACAACTATGAGATTATGTAATGCTTGTATAATATTGTGTTCTAGGACACGACCTATCATATCAATATGCAATAACCAAACATATGGCACGCTTTTAATAGTATTATTTGTGCTTAAGGCCCATTTTATCATATTATATTCGTGTTCGTATGCTATGTAACCATTACATTTCCATGATGTGTTTGGTAATGATATATCTGCTATAGAATTTTGTAGCGTCTCCATGGTCTTATCTTTGCCGATTATTTGTAAATGCTGGGGTTGTATAGACAATTCTGATAATCGTCCTAATTTATGCCTTATTGTTTCGATATCTTGATTTTCTTCAGTATAAATAATAAGACTGTATTTTATCTGCGCATTTTTGACAGATTCTAACTTAGCATTATCTAAGGTTCCCAGTTCTTCCTGATATATGTCATATGTTTGTTTATCTAAAGCATATGAACACAAATACTTTTCGATGACATTATATCCATTTGACACATGCGTGTTAAAATCCTCTTTGACGCTATCAAAGATCCCAATAGAACAGCTATTTTTCTTTTCTTTTGCAGGTCTTGAGAATATGCACTTCTCACATATGGTTTTATGTATGTGTTTTTTGTCTATGTTTTGCATATTAAGCTCTCTGTATTGATAAGGATATTTGATGATCAGATTCTATCATATTAATAATATTACAATTGTATTGTTTGATTATGTTATTTAACCAGTGTATGTCAACTATATGATTTTTATTTTTTAATGCAGAGTATAGGACATCTCCATTAATCATCGAAGCATTATATTGATAACAAAGTTTTTTTATGTTAGCAAAAGATAGATTTATATAACCTCCCGATCTTAGTTTCCTTATGGAGTCTATTAATAGTTTTTCCGATTGTTGAGCATCTAGAAATTCTAATGTGTCAATAGATATTAGGTCGCAGGAATCATTTACTATTTTGTCCGTATTATATATTGATATGTTCTGATATCCATCGCTTGTTTCTTCTATATTTTCTAAACATAGCCTGAGTTTTCTTTGCATCATAAAACCTCTAATGTTGATTGATATTGAGTCTCGTTATAAGAATCTAGTATATTTTTTTTATCTAATAACAGTTGTTCTTTATTGTATGTGAAATTATTAATAACTTGATATATCTGATTAAATGAGGATACCTGCAATATAGAATTTATACTCAGTGTTGGCGATATTTGTGGGCAAACAACTAATGCACCACATAATATAGACATAAGTGAGAAATGAACATTAATATTAGCTAGATTAATAACCAGCTGATACTGTTGTATATATTTGGCAAATTTTTGTATAGTAGCTGGTAGAGTGTCTAGATAATCGCATTCGATATTATTTAGTTTGATTTGATCATATAGTTTTTTAATATTGTCATCTTTATGAAAATTAACTATCAGTATTTTTTTGGGTTTTACATAACAATTATCCGTATCTATACTGTCCAATATTTTTTGTGTGGGTATACCATAAGGTATAATTCTTGCTTCGTTATCTTGCCATGTGTCTCTAGTGTATTCGTCAAAATATAAACAGTCTATTCCTCCTGCTGCCATCTTTTGTTTAAGGATATATATGTCCTCCTTTTTTCTTCTAGCATCAGGAGGATTGTGTATCAATAATAGTTTTTTGCATTTTATATGTAATTTATTATAGTCTTCTAAATGATTAGAAATTATTCCAGCAAATGGTATAGCACTATCATCTGTTAATATTAGTCTTTGACAATTGTAAAATATGTAGTCTATAGGATTAATAGCTGGTATATACCTTATATTATTATTAGTGTTAAATGCGGTATTTATCAGATGATTTATTTCAGAATATTTTGCCATTGTAAATAAAATGTTTGATGATGTTGTAGGCTAGAGCTAAAATGATTAAATAATTTATTGTAATTTATATCTACATTATATTGTAAATTGGGAACGCTAATTTCAGAGATATTTTCTATAATTTTATTACCGTTCGCTATTGCTATATGTTTATTAAATGTATTAATAGATTGTTTGTTATTTACATCAATAAATGTATCACAGTTTTTGTGTAGATATTGCATATTTGCTATGTCGCATGATGATGAATTAAGTATTAGTATATATTTGGTAAGATCAGTCATATATTCTTGACTTGTACGAGATATAAAATCATATATATCTTTGATTATATTATTGTTGGTATTGTTCAGTAATAATATTAACGAATGGTTATATATACTAGGTAAAATTTTACCAAAATATGATATTAATCTATATACTAGATTTTGATCTGTTGTCATGTCTAATATGCAATAAAATTTTGAAGTGTATTGATAAAACTTTAGATCTATGGATTTTTGTTGTTGATCTGATAGTTCTAAACAATTATCTTGATCTAGTATATTGCAATCTATGCCGTTGTGTTTAAGTATATCTCTTTCTATTTCTGTAGAAACCACAATATTACTATAGTCTTGGTAAATTTTAATATCTTCTAGTATATCAAATATAGGAATAAGAACACTTTGCTTGCATATGCTGTTGATTGATGTGTCAGATAGATATTTATGCTCTATAATAGTATCTATGTCAGTTATGATTGGTTTATTATCCAAAAACGATATAGATTCCGGTATATCTGCATTATCTGGGCCATAATTTCTAGCGTATACATTATATCCTAATGTAGTAATATATTGTAAATTTATTCTTGATTGTATACCTAGTAAAGATTGAGATTTATATGGACCAATATAGAGTATATTCATATTATATAGATGATTTTAGGTGCGCGTACTGGATAAAGTCTTCCTGTGTATATGCTTGGCTGTCTTCTATGTTTTTTACCATATTATTATATTCTATGAAGTTATTCATTACGTCAACAGCATTAGACATTGTATAAGGCGATATTCTACTACCTGTTTGTTCGAAACCGTAATCCACATTCTTAAGAAGTTCAAATAGATAGCCCATATCTAATCGTCTAGATAAATAACTATGATTTTTAATTAGATTGATCATATAGCTAATATTAGCCATATTGTGTGATGAATATTTTACCGGTTGGTGATGATTTAATTTTATGGTTTGCTGTTGTTCTAGTTTTTCGATACTTAAAGAATCAAAATATTTTTGCCACTTTAGAGCTATATTTTCCCAATTATAATGCTTGACTGTGAGATCTCTTACTTTTTTTCTCTTCTTTTCTCTCATTTCTTCAGGACTGGAAACAAATCTCATGATATGCTCTACCAATTCCTCATTCTGAGGATAAACTCTTATGGCCTTGGTTTCCATCTCCTTAAAATGTACAGCAGCATTTATTGGATATGCATTCAGTTTTTGAATAATGTCTTCCATCGCGCTATACCTCACTGTGCATAATGGCACACCACAGGCTCCTGCCTCTACTTGCGGCATACCAAAACCTTCGCATATAGCATATTGAACATAAATATCAAATATGTTGTATATAGCACATAGTTCATTTTCGGTCACTCCGTTAGTAACCGAACTAAGGGTTACATTTCTGTTTAAGCAGTGAGGACAGACTATCTGTGTGCCAGCAAATGTTCTGCATAGAATTTTATTACATGTTGCGCATTTGTATGTGAATAATACTTTATTAGAGACTTTGTGATCTTTTAGTAATTCCGGTATATCCCATCCCATATCTGGATAGCTAGAATGTAAATATAGAAAAAGTTTAGATTTTAATTCTTTATTATCTGTTTTTTCTAAGCATTTACTAAATGATGATATTAATTCCGGTAGGAGTTTTCTTTTTTGATTTCTCATAACGGAACCTATGATTATAGCATCTTGTTTTATTTGAAGAGCGTTTCTAACTTCCTGCCTATTAAGAGGATGGAACACAGTCGTATTAACACCCGGAGATGCTGTATCAATATAGTTGATTTTATTTTTTGTTTGTTTCTTTAAAACGTCGGCTCCCCAATCAGAATAAGTGAATATCGCATCGGCAGATAAGAATGTGTCTAGCCACGGTTCTTGTTGGGGTGCTGAATCTACCGTAGGCATTAATACCCAGTTAAACCTATCTCTTAAAGGTGAATTTTTAACATATGAAGACATCCAATAATCTCTAACATCTACAACAACATGTGGCTTAAAGTCTAATACCGTTTTATCGAATCTCCATTTACCGAATTGATTTTCGCCATTAGAATTATAAGCATTAAATCTAGGATCATCTTTTTTTACAGCATTAGCATAGTATTTCCATCTAATTATCTGGTCTCTTGGATCATTTACAAATCCGTACGAAGCCAATTCCGCTAATTCATACTTTCCACTATCATAAAGTCTTGATATAAGTTCTCTGGTGTAATTCGCAAAACCAGAGTTCAAGAAGCTAGCTTCTGTATTAAATAATATTCTTAGTTTTTGATTCATTATATATAGAAACCCGATACGGGGACATGCCCCGTTCGGGTATTTGGTATGACATTAATTAAAAAGCTACTACTTCTTCTCTGTCGCTACTGCTAGATGATTGGTTAGCTCTGCTAAGTTTGGTGATTTTAGAAAAGTTATTTACCCTAACCTTTAAGCTGCTATGCTTCACACCGTCCTTTTCCCATACATCATTCCGTAATGATCCTTCCACCATTACCAAATCACCCTTTTTGAATGATTCTCCGATGATTGATGCTCCTGTATCCCAAGCTTCGCAATTAATGAAGGATGTAATTTTATCCTTATCGCCACTTGCTTTGGTATATTCACGAGAAACAGCAATAGTAAAATTTACCACATGCGTTTCTTTGTTTCCCGTAACAACCTGTCGCAATTCTGGATCTCTAACAACGTTTCCTCTCAAAATCGTAATATTCATCAAAATTCTCCTAAAAAGGGTTTAAGTTAATAACTATTATAACACATCGACACTTCGATGTCAAGACATCGGTTCAAAACACTTTTCTACTATAAAAGAGTCTTTATTCTTGTTTTTTTGTCCCATGAAAATTAACACATTTCCTGGCGTAAGATTATTTCTAAAAATGGAGAACTGATCAGGAAAAAGTACGACTGAATCTATGGAACCACTTTGGTCCTGCACTGTAACAAATGCCATTTCCTTTCCTGGAGTTTTTCCCTTTTTTGTTTTAACGATATTGATATCTGTAATTTCTGCCGCTAATATTATTTTTTTGCTTACAGGATCGTTCTTAAACAGTTTGCAATCGCTATTAGTCATGCTAATGTCATAACTGTCGATTTTGGAACAGCTAATACTTGTACCCAAAAGTTCATGCTCCATATCTGATAGCCACTCTATCTTGTCTTCTAGAGAATAAGGCGGATTGTTTAAATTATTAATAGAATCTTGTATGATTGATTTTCTGTTTTTATTAATCTTTATATTATTATCACTGAGTAAGTTTTTTAAGATTTCTTTCAGTTTTGACTCGGCAGTTGTACTAAAATCAAAATTATTGATAACATATGCCTTCTCTTTGTTTGTTAAAATATTTATTGTCTCAAGTTCCAGCAACATTGTTGTTCTTGTTTTTTTGGTATAATCTAACGCACCAGACATAATGAGAGATTTAGCAGCATTCACATTGATATTAGATAGAATTTTAAATGATACCTCTATACCGTTATTTAGGTTGATGTTATCGTATTCATTGATCAGTTTATTGATTTTTTGAAAGACGGATAGTCCTACTCCTTTTATGTCAGTAAGCCCAAAATAAATCTTTTTATCTCTTAGGGTGAATAGTTGATTTTTTAATCTCAGGTCTGGATTTGACACATAGATGTCCATCTCTAAGGCATTTCGGACCAATTCTTTTATCTCTTGGTGAGGGTCTATTTTATCCTTAGCAAATCTGAGATATGACGCAAAGAATATCCTAGGAAAATGACATTTAGTATATGCTGAAAGATAAGCGTTGATAGCGTATGATATAGCATGGCTCTTATTAAAAGAATATCTCTGACTTTTTTCTATCCAACCAAATATCTCTTTTGCTTCATCGCTGTTGACAACATCAACCTTCTTGCATCCTCTGATAAACTTTTTTTTGATTTTTGCCATTTCTTCTGGTTTCTTTTTTCCGATAGCTTTTCTTAACATATCGGCTTCCTGTAGGTCGAAACCCGCAATGGTTTGCACTATCTGCATAGCCTGTTCCTGATATATCATTTCTCCATAAGTGTTTTCTAAAATAGGACGTAGAGACTCATGATAGTAATCGATAGATTCTTCACCGTTTTTTTTATCAATATAGTGATTACTCACATTTTTGCCGTCTCTAACAGCTTCTAAGCAACCTGGTCTCAAGATACTAATTAAGGCAGCTAACTGTTCTATATTTTCTGGTTTTAGCTTTTTAGCCATCATCTGACCAAGCCTGGACTCAAGCTGAAAACACCCTTTAGTGTTGCCAGATCCTATTAGATCCCAGCATAGCTTGCACTCTAAATTAATGCCCTCCACATTTGGATCAAAATCAATCAAAGGATGATCATGTGTTTTACTGATCATATCAAAACTGCAGCCACATGGAAATTTATAACGATCCATTATAGTCCTTAAACAAATATATTAAGCCAAAAAAGAATTCTTAAATTTGATTTTTGCACAGAGGTTTCTGTGAAGTCTGAGGAATCTTATCATTATTTCTGCGGTATCCTTCACATCTTTTAGAGCGTCATGAGCCCCGTCTTTATCGATACCAAAATAGTCTCTAAGATTATCCAGAGTATAGTTTTTTAGTTCAGTATTACCTTCAAACCAATAGAATATAATATGCATTATATCTATCATATCTCTCGGATAAAAAATATTTGACTTGTTTTCCTTCTTGTCTATATTTCCATATTTTTGAGATAGCCTGTCTGTTATTTTTAAGTCAAATCTGTTGATATTATAGCCTGCAGCTATAGGAGCTGTAAACATACTTTTCTTACTTTTACGAATGTGATAAAGATCTAAGTATGACATAAACATTTTCCAGCCCTGTTCCTGTTTCTGGTATCCTTGCCAGGCTTTGAGGATGTCCTGTGAAGAACACCCTCGCACCTTGGCATGAAAATCTAGAACATCAGAGTCAGAATAATCATAATCATTATCTGTTTCTAGTTTTTCTGGTTTTAGAGATATGTTAAATTCTGAATCTTTAACTATCTCAAGTTTCTTAGGGTCCACAATTACAGCAGCAATTTGAACCGGACTACATACTGAAGGATTGGCTCCGTCAGTTTCTAAATCAAAAACACAAATTTTCTGTATATTAGCCATTTTCCTTTAAAATCTGAACTGGGGTACTGTCCTTAAAAAAAGCTCTTTTTGATGCGTTGGAGGATTCTTGACAATTAATAGATTTACAGCAAGTAATTTTGGTATTCTTTAGCTTGGTATATTCTTTATCGTTCACATAAAAAACTTGACCAACTTTAAGGGAACCGAAGGTAGTATTTATCATTTTTATGCTCCGTTTTTTAACAAATCTGAAATACACATAATTTTGTCAAGCATTGCGATACCGAGAACATCAAACTTGATAACACCTATGCTTTCCAGATCCTGCATCTCCATACCTGCTATGGTTTGTTTGTTTTTAGTATCATATACCATCGGACATACCGAGTCAAGGCTTGACTTACTAATAACTACACCGGCAGCATGCTTGGATTGATTGGATTTTGTTCCTTCTAATCGTATAGCTTGTTCAAATCTTTTTGCTAAAGGGCCTAATAATTCACCATTTTTGTCTTTATAGCACCATTGTTTTAATTGGTCGGCATGATTTTCGAGTGTCCATTTTATGATAGAAGATTCTCCAGTGGCTTCTTTCATTTCTTGTAAACTATCAGCAATTTTAGCTTCATCGGGAATGTTCTTTGTTATATCGTTCATTTCTTGGAATGAAATATTTCCATACACTCTAAGTACCTCTTTTAATGCGCCTCTACCTTTCATAGTATTGAATGTTATCATTTGAGATACTTTATCATGTCCATACTTACCTTTTATGTATTCAATAACATCCTCTCTTTTATTAATTGGTACGTCGATATCTATATCTGGCATGGAAACCCTGCCATTGGTATTCCTTCCTGCATTATAAAATCTTTCAAAGATCAATTGATATTTTATCGGGTCAATACTAGTTATTCCGATCAGATAAGACACCAAACACCCTGCTGCCGATCCTCTTCCCGGACCCGGTAACCAATTATTACCAGAAACATACCTTACTATATCTTGGACTATTAGGAAGTAACTCGACAGATCAGCGCCCTGCAAAACTCCGAGTTCATATTTAATCCTATTTACATATTCTTCGTGATATTGTTTGTCTACATTATTTTGTATTTTTTCTAACCATCCATCACGACATAGTTGCCTTAGGTATTCATCTGGCCCACCCTGATCTGAGCAATCAAATTTTGGTAGTTGTGGTTGAGATAATATATTGTATTCTTCACACATGCTGTTAATGAGATTAGTATTTTCTATCTCTTCTTTTGTGTGATAATTAAACATTTCCTCAGTCGATAATATATGAAAATTATCAGACTGAAAAAAACAAGACATTGGCACCTTTTCATCATTAACTATTTTTCTATTTATCTCATTCATGGTGGTGCGCAGATTATTACACAATAATATCCGTTGATCGAAGGCATCCTCTTTTTTACAATAGTGCGCATCTGGGGTGGCTACTATTTTAGTATTAGTGGTCTTTGACAACTCTCTTAGCATATTTGTTATTTCTATTTGTTCTGGATTATGCTCACTATCCATAAGTTGAGATTCTAAGAAAAAATTATCTTTACCAAACATAGCATTAAGTCTTGAGATTTCATTCAGTAGATTATCTCTAATATTAGCTTTGGCTAGTTTTGCCTTATGTGCCAAATAAGAACCAAGATGTCCACATATACCGATTATGTTATTATCCAAAAGTTGTGCCAGCTTATCTATATCAAGCCTCGGTTTGTGGTAAAAATTTTCTGGCTTATTAGATTCGGAAACTATTTTTATAAGAGTTTTCCAGCCCTCATAATTTTTTGCTAAAACAACAAAATGACTCAATATAGAATTTTCAACGTCTTTAATTGAACTATCTTGATCACATATATATAGTTCGCAACCAAGTATAGGTTTAATATTCTTGGCCTTCATTTGTTGATAAAACTGAACAGCACCAGATATAGATCCATGATCTGTAATGGCACAAGTAGTCGATCCAATTTGAGCACACCTATTTGCAATATCTATAGGCTTGCTTAGTCCATCCAATAGAGAGTAGTGTGATCTCTAGGAATGGACATGAAGAGGCGTGTATGCCGTCATGTCCATTACAATTATCCCTTCTATATAAAAAATTATTCGGTTGTACCAGGGGCTTTGTATTTGTCAAACTCATGCCCTTTGTTCTTATATATAGTAAGCACCTGATCGATGCCGTAAAGATCGATATCATGCTTTATCTGCTCGCACTTAGTCATATATTCGCCTACGCCGCATATTTGATTCTCTCTATACTCAAGCATTGGTTGAATATGTGTATTTTCAAACGTGGTTTTGCCAAAATGACACAATTTTTTACACATCCATGTTTTCTTCAGTTTTGGTTTTTTTGTCGCTTTAATAACATCAAACTTATCTTTCAATAAACGTTCTGTAGAATACAAGTCCGAATCTTCGAAACATATAGAGTATGGACCACCATCGTTAATAAAATATATAGAAAAAATCACATGCTTGATATGTGGATATATTTTTTTAATGGCATAATGATATATTTTAAGCTGTGGATCATGTTCTAGTTTTTATTGAGTTTTCTCTTCTCCCGTAGCCCAGTTGAGCCTTCTGCCTGTTTTCCAATCTATGATTTCTATAGTGTCTTCATTTGGTTGTGTTATAAGATCTATTGTACCTTTTAACGAAAGATATCCATCGATTTTCTTATCTCCTATATCATATTTATATTTAGCCCAAGGTTTTTCTATGGTAAAATCAAACATTTGCTCTGGATATAGAATATTTTTATTTCTTGGGTCAAACATACCATCATTAAAAGTTATTGCTTTATTGATCCAATCGGCACAGTCCTGCCTATCTTTTTTAGTCCATGAGTGATGCTGCGTATTCTCTGTATAATAATCATAAACTTTATTATATATGATAGACAGGTCGTAATTATTCACATCTATATCGCCCGCTATGTCGTCATTATATATTTTAATATTGTCTTGTTGGTATTTCTTTATAAAAGCTAATATCTCTAGAGCTTTATGGACTATAGTACCCTTGTCTGCCTTCTTGCCCGATGGACCCCTCCAACCCAGATTATATTCGATAAAATATTGCTGCTGACACATATCATGAGCATTATAGCTCGATGATCTGAAATATGTAATAATCATACAAATAGTTTTCCTAAGATGGGTTTGAGAGACTTGAGATATTCCTGTAGTTCTATATTAGTATTATCAATGACATAATCAAAATTTGACCAATCATAATTTTCTTCATCTAAAATCGTTTCACTGATATGGTTAGAATTGTATGTATTTCTTTTCAACCTTAATGTTTTTCCTCCTATATTTTTTATACTTTGCACCTCATTGGGAAATCTACAATCTGATATAATAATAATACGAGACGGGTTATGAATTATTTTATTTATAGTAGCAGACACCCACACATCATCTTTTATTTGCCTAAAAATATCTGTGCCAATATATTGCATTATTTCTCTCGATGACGCATTATTACCATCAATCTGCAATTCTGTTAGATTATTTTTTTCCTCGTCTGAACCATAGCATTGATTATAGTTGAGTCCTAATATATTAATGCATATATCCTGTTTTAGTATATCTGCAAAATTATGTATTTTAATTACAGGGTCTAGTCTCTTAAAAACTTCATTAATGATAGTGTCTTTATTTTCCATACTTCTGTTACAAGGATCAAATACTCCTGAGTATTCTTTATTACCCAGAAGATCGGAAACCAATATTCTACCACTATCATCCAGATATATGTGATCAGCAATTTTAAGATCAGACATTACTATGGAGACAAAAAAATTAGCAGCAGTACTTTTGCCAGATTGTTTTCTGCCCGATATGGCCAATATTTTCATGAAAAAGCTCCGATAATTTGTGGTAATATATACTCTTCAATATCTTCTTTGCTCATTTCAGCAAGGTCGTTGTAATGATTAGGTAGTAATACATTGCTAATATTATGAGTTTTACAGAATCTGTTTTTTATTTTTTCGGAAGCGATAGCACCGGCTTCGTCATTATCCATTATTGTTATAACATTCATAGCCCCGGTCATATCTATCAAAGCCTTTTGCTTATGTGATATGCTAGAACCAAAAATAGCTACACTATTATGTATTTTCGCATTTTCTAGAGCCCAAACATTGCCTGGACTTTCCACTACAATAACAGTTAAAGATGATTGTATATGTGGTTTAGCTGACCACATGTTATATAAACAATTATCTGTTTTGAAATTTTTACTATGTTTCCATTTAGAGTGTCTATATTTCTGATGATCGTCTGGGCATTTTGTATTGTTATTATGATATGATCCGCATTGTTCACAAACTTCAAAAATACTCCTACCGGTACAGCCAATAAGATATTCGCCCTTTTCGTCGTATATAGGAACTACGGCCCTATGGCTCATTTCTTTTTTATCGTTATAGCATTCTCCAACATCATATTTTTTTAATATCTCTGCAGAAAATCCTCGACCTAAAAAATATTTAGAGGGTATGTCTAAAGACTTAATAGCACTTTGTCTGGGTATTCTAACCACATCATCTATTTTGCTATCATTAATTTCGTTCATAGCTCTAACAAACATTGTCTTTTCTTGATTTTTCTTAATGTTTAATAAAGCTTTGTCATTATCCTTATAGTTTAAAAATTCTTTGACAAATTTAATAGTTTCACTAAAAGAAACAGTATTATCACCAGATTTTTGCCAGTCATATTTTTGATGGGATAGACACCCCCTTATAAAACCAATGATAGAGCCTTTAAATACATGTTCACAATGTTGAGTATGACATGTCCAATTGCCCCTATAATAGTCTCCAGCATGGTATAGATTTAAAGCTGAATTATTATCTCCTCCATGTATGGGACAACTTGCAAGGATCATTTTATCACATATTCTATAGTCATTAATATCTAAGGCCTCAAGCAACTGCTCTATGTCAGAACATAACATATCACACATATGCTTCAGTTCATTTTGATTATACGAACGGGATTTCTTCTTGATTGTCATCGTTGTCATTTATTCCAAATCCATTATTGGGGTTATTTGATAGTTCTAATTTTGTTTTACCTTCAACAATTTTGGCGCACCAGCCTTGCATGTGGCAATTAATATAATCATTGTCATCAAGCCCGCCGCCATGCCTGCTAACTACTGGTAATAGTTTTCTGTTACCGTTTTGTGGTCCGTCTTCTGCTATTTCTTCGTCTGTTTTTCTTTTGAAGATACTAAAATTGCTACAAAGCCAGATAATTCTATCGGAGCCACTAGCAGTATCTGTAGATTCTTTAGTAATACCATCTCTATTTAATTGAACAAAAGCGACCATCGGTATTCTGTATTTAACAGCAAAGTTATGCAGCGTGGACATCATAAAGCCGAGCATCTGATATTCTTTCATATCTTGACTAATCCCTGCACTGTCCATCAATTTTAGATAATCGTAAAATATAACACAATCTTTTGCTGTTCCGTCGCTATTCAGTCCTACTTCCTTATATATCCATCTTTTCATAATCGACAACTGTTCATCGAAAGGTTTACCAGCAATCGTTTTATAATAAAGAGGCGTCTCTTTAAGTTGCGACACGGCCTTTTCTATTTTTTTTGTTGCGTCGTTAGAATTTTGAAATTTGCCAGTCTCTATTTTTTGCATCTCTATTTCTGATAGCATAGCTATAAGTCTATTAAAATGATCTTCTTTTGACATTTCCGTATCCATGTTCAGCACAGGGATTTTAAACTTATTTGCAATATGAAAACCCATATTATCGGCTAATAATGTTTTGCCTGTTTTAGGTCTGGCCGCAATAACATTAATAGTACCCTTCCTTAAGCCTCCACCTATAGCTTGATCATACACCGGAAAACCGGTTGCAATACCCACTTGATCTATTGGGTTTTCCTTAAGGTATTCTATATATTCATCAATATTTTCAGCAACACTGAACGGTTGATTTTCAGGTTCCTGATTCAAAGATTCTGTAAAATGAAAAATAGGATCTTCTACTTTGCTTAATATACTGCTTATTGTTTCATTTCCATTGATATCCAGTAGCCCCTTTTTGATTTCGTCCAAATGAGCATACATACTTCTAGCGATTGATAGTTTCTTTATTTTGGCTGCAAATTTTTTGAGATTGCTTTTATCCGCAGGAAAACTTATAATGGCTTTCAGATGCTCTATCTCTGATTTTTGAGATAAAATGTTTTCAATACCCAATTCTTTTGCTGTAGACAAAATAGAAGCTAAATCTAATACAGTCTTTTCCTGGTTGCTATATATGGTTTTGATACATTTATATATGTATTGATTACTATCAACGGTAAATACAGATTCGTCCAGTATATCTGCTACATCAATATATGAATCTTCACCACCGGAAAATATACAAGCCAGCACGGCACGTTCAGAAGAAACATCACACAATATTTTTGACATGAATTTTATCCAGCCTTTGAGGAACAACTATTGCATTTATATCTATCTTTAGTATCTACTAGTAAACTAGACGGTATGGTTTCTTTAACACCGCATACACGACATACTACATTTACCTTATTTTGTTTTCTTATTCTGGGTGTTTTTGGATGCTGACGCAAAAGCTTGTCAACCTCCACATCTCCTTTATGCATATTCTTTTCTGCCATATCATCGAATCTGTTCACCAGATGTTGATTGCTGGTTGGGTTTCTATCACTACTGAAAATTTTCCTACGACTCTTGGTATTTATATTAGATTTATCGTTTTCTTTTGCATTATTGGTAACACTAGCATCATCTTTATCATCATCTACTAAATTTTGCAGTGCCGATATTAATTGTTTCAGAGCTTCTTTGTTGTTAAGAATATCATTGATTTCCATGGTTCACCTTTGCTTTCTGAACATTGATCATTGTGTCTGCTAGATTTTTTATATTGTTAGCTATATAAGATAGTCTGTCGGAACGCTGTTTGGCGTACACCTTGACCTTTTGTAAGGAGGTGGCTCTTGAATTGTTTTTTATAGCTTGATATGATTTTTCTATATAACCATATCCTTTATAATTATTGATTTCCTCTGAAATAACCATTTTAATATTTTCTTCAACCCAGTTTAATCTTGATAATTCTCTATTGATAGATCTTTGTATATGGAAAGCATATTGAGCAAGTCTGTAGCTTATCTCTGCACAATCAATGGGAGTCAATTTTTCAATATCCGTTCTGTTCATGGATAAATAGTTTTGTAATTCACTCTCGGGCATAGACTCTGCCATATACGTAGGCAGACCTAGACTGTTTTCGTATTCATCTAGGATTTTATCCCAATGTGATATTTCTTCTTTAGTTGTTTGAGTCATTGATTATGTTTTCCCATTGTGTATCTGTTTTATCAAAAGGTAATACAATTAATTCAATATTATTGATTTCGCACCACTCTATTTTTTCCTGATCCCTCTTTTTGTGCTTCATAAAGCCCATCATATTTTGATGGTAGTAAGGAACAAATTTGTAATGCTGCTCACCGTGAACTTCTATACATTTTCTATTTAATGGTAAATAAAAATCTAGAAATAAATTTTCTGTTTTTCTTAATGGTATCTTTACCTCCTCCAAAATCTGAAATGTTGGATACAGGGAGTGTATAATCTTACGAGCCCTCAAGTGTAATTCTGATTTATTACCTCTAGAGCCTCTAGCTATAGCTCCTGTGAGTCTCCATTGAACATTATTACCATCAAGATCCACCACTGTCTGCATCAGCTTATACCCATCGTGTTTCTAAACTCAGCATACAGTCTATCATATGCTTCTGGATTGTCAAGTATATATTGTCTTAATTTTTCGGTGCCTTGCATTTTAGGTTTGTCTTCTTCCGTCGTGATTGTATACCAAGATCCACCCTTGGATATAATACCCAGATCAATACATAAATTAAGAAGCTCCATGGGTTTATCAACACCGTAGCCGTATCTAATAAAACTTTTTGTTACTCCTCCAGGAGGGCCGAGAGCAGAACATAGCACCTGCCAATCAACCTCTTGCCCTATTTGAGGGCCGTCAGCAGTGGCTGACCACGGCTTGAACATTTTGGCCTTTAGCTTTATATCTGTTTGATAAGCAACAGACTGACCTGATTTTTCTTTCCATTCTACATTGCCATACCCTGGATTACCCATTAAATGCGTAATACCTATTACAATACACTGATTCACTGGTATGACATTAGCAACTTTTCGGCAGAATTTTGCTAATAATTTAGCTCCGTCAGCTCTTTGCATCTTAGACATATCCGAAGTAATTTCCGCCTCTGTACATAATGCCGAATAAGAGTCTATAATTAATACGCATCCCGGTTCTTCGTTAATAATTCTTTCGGCAATTTGTAAATATTCTTCTGCATGTAAAATTTTCCCTTGCTGAGATCCTATCACATCAAATCTCTCTAAATCTAATCCACTGATACCTTCAAGATCTCTTTTTTTTAATCTACCTTCTATGTTTAG